GTGTCTGCTCCCCTTGCTCCCCCGCTTATCACTGTAAGTCGATTTCCATATTTCTCTATGCATAATTTTAACGTATTAATTACTCTTTCTTTATTTGTATATTTTCTTGAACCTACTATTCCTATTTTTATCATAACCTTTATATTTTATTCTGGCCAAGGAGCCATTCCAGGTAATCCGCATTCCTTACAGGGAATTCTCCCTAAAGTTCTATATTGATCACCTTCACAAGTTTTACATTTAGATGTTTTTTTAACCCATTCCTGTAATATTTTATAATCTTCTCTTAATTGATCATATCTGATTTTTTCTATTTTTAAATTTGTTTTTAATTGTCCAACTCTAGTTCCATCATCACAACTACAAGGTTGAATTTGTTCCTTTTTTGTTATGTCATTAAAAAATCTAAATTCTGCCTTTCCTTCACATAAAGAACATATATTATTTTTATCATAATATTCTGATGATTTTTCCATAATTATTTTCCTCTTGATATTTGTTCAATTTCTATTTCTTCACTAAATTTATCTATAAGATAATATTTTTTATAAAATTTAAATTTTCCTGGAGGAAGAGGTGGATCATTTTTTTCTAATTCTTTAGTCCAAGGGCCATAAATTTCGGGATTTCCCCAATCTCTTTCTAAATCTTCTTTAAATGTACCCATTATTTTCCTCTACTTATTTGTTCAATTTCTACACGTTTTGGAACAGCAAATATAATATTATCTATAGTGCCAACGCAACGATCTATAAATTTCATATGGTTCTCTATCATTTCTTTCTTTTCCACAAAATCCGCAAGATCTACATATATTCTATTATTTTTTACAGACTCATTAGGATAACGAACCTGCGTCTTATTTGTATAATAATCCCATCTTTCATTATATTGAGTTCTCCATTGCTTACTGATTTTTATCATTAATGAACCTAAATAATGATAATATTCAACTCCTCTTTGTCGTTCTGTATACAACTCAGTCATAAGTTCAGGAATTTCAAAAACTTTTCGTAATCTAGCTCCTAACTTATCTATTTTTTCCTGCCATTCTTGGCGCTCTTTAGAAAATTTCTCTTCTAAATCTTTATTTGGAGATTCTTTTGTTTCCATTATTAAATTAATTTAGATGATACATCTTTTATTTTATTTTTATTGTAATTATGTTTTTTTATTTTTGTATCTTTAATTTTACCTTTAGATTTAATTTCAAGATCTATATTAAAATCTGGAAATATTTCATCTTGTTCTTCAAATGAAAATTTAATGCTTGTTTTTATTTTTTTTTCTTTTTTCATATCTACTTAATGCGTCTTCGTAATAACTGTTTAATGATGTCAAAATATATTTAAAAGTTTTATTTGAAAATTTATATCCATATTTTTAGCTGCTTTTAATCCTAAAATCCATGCTTTATATTCAATTAATAAACAATCACAATTAACTAATTTTTCAAATTTATCAGAAATTAATGTATGCCCTATTTCATGAAAGAATGCAGCTATTCTAACTTCTTTATCATCAAATATTCCTAAAATTAATTCTTCATTTCCTATTATTTCTGCGTTATTAATTAAATCTTCTTTTTTAATTTCATATAATTTTGAATATTTGTCAATATTCTTTTTAGTAACATTTATTAATTTTATATCATAATCTTCAGCAATTTGTTTTATTTTCATGAAAAATTTCTCTTATTTTATAATATATATTGTTGTTTAAACATCAATAATATCTAATTCATCGTCAGAAAAATATTCATTAAAATTAGGTATTTTTTTATTATTATTTTTAAACCAGATGATAACATCATTTAAATCCCATTTTGTTCTATATGGTAATTCATGATCATATATAAATTTTGACCAAAGAAAAACTTCTTTACCATCATTTATCTTTTCAATAGTTTTTTCATTTCCTGTTTTGTCATAATCATACCAATATCTTAATGGAACATCGAAAGGAAATGATTTGTTAGCTCCGGTATTTGCTACAGAATTTTTAAATAAGAATGAATCAAATGGTCCTTCAAATAATGTTATAGGCTTAGAATAATTTAATAAACAAATATTAAAAATTTGAGATATAACATCAATTTCATCAGGAACATCAATATTTCTTTTTAATAATTCATAAATTTTTTTAATTTTATATGTTAAATATTTATTTTCTCCTTTAAAATTTCTTTTTTGAGCTCCTAAAATTTTTCCGGATGGAGTTAAATTTAATATTACTAAAAAATTTTTAGAACTATTATACATAAACTTAGAATCATCATATTGCATTCTATTTTTTAACCATGACCAGACAGGAGATTCTTTAACTTCAATTAGTCCAAAAGACTTTAAAAACTCCTGTCGGTCAATAGCATATTGTTCAATAGTTTTCATATCTAAAAATAGAGACATATCATATTTAACATCTGCATAGTTTGAAAAATCTTCAATATTTTTTGCAATATAATTTATAACATCTAAATCTAAATCAATTTTAAAATCACGAAAAAATTTATCAATTCTTTTGAATTCATCACAATTATGACATTTAAAAAATCCTGCAAATTTTCCACTTAAAATAAAATTTCCTCTCTTTTTATAATCACTTTTCATACTATCACCGCAATATGGACACGCGAATGATATTCGATCTCTGTAAGGTCGGATTTTTTGTTTTCCTTGATTTCCAGGAAATCTTTTTTCTAAAATAGGCTGTAATAATTTTAGAAGTCGAATTCGATATTCTTCTGGAGATACAGTAGAATCGATAGCAGAAAGGGAAGAGTCAAAACTCAACCCTTTCGTTTTATCAATTTTTTCTTCCATTATCAAAGATTTGCTATAGCATCATCTAAATCTCCAGGAAGACCTGATTCATTACTTCTATTAGTATCGATATCTGGAAGATTTAAGTCTGGAAGATCTCCTATAGATTCATCAGTATCTAAATCATCTAACGATAATTCAGATGTTGTAATTCCACTACTTGATGTTTTTTCAGATGATTTTCCAGCAGCTTTTTGTCCTTCAGAATTTCTTACATCTGCATATCCTGAAGAAGGAGTTTGACCAGTTACAGTAGTTATAACATGATTAACATAATCATGAGTTTCTTGATCCCACTCTTTAAATTTATAATTATTAAGATCAGGACTATTTTCTTTCAAAAATCCAAAAACAGTTTCGCGAGGTGTTTTTTCATTAATAGGAATAAATTTTCCTTCTTCTGTAGGAATAAGAAGAGGAATTTTCTTATCAAGAAATCTCGATTGATCATAATTATTAAATCCTGCAACTTTTGTTATAACTAACGCAAAAGCTTTTCCATCTAAAAGATCAAAAGGTTCATGCGGTTCACCTATAACAGGTTTTTTCTCAGCTTCATATTTTTCGAAAATCTTTTTTCCAAATCTATATATAAGCAATTTACCTTCGCCTTCTTTATAATTATCATCTTTGATAACTTGAATAATAGCTGCATATTGATGCTTTCTGCTAAAGATTTCAGCTTTCTTTTGTTCTTGAACTGATTCACTTTTACGAAGTTTGAAAAACATATCCTGAAGAGGTGATGGTTTTCCAACTGATGAAGGACAATCAACCATACGTCCACGCTGTGTTACAGGATCTTCAAGCCAACATACCCATTTATCTACATAAGAATGTTGTGGATCTTCCCAAAAAGTTACGAAACGAATAATTGATTTGTAGACGCCATTTTGGCCTTTATCTGCTGAAGGATTATATTCAGCAGCATTTCCAGTAGCTTTGCTACTCATCTCTACATTTGGATGAAATAGAGAATTTAAGTCATAATTGTTGTTGTTTTCACTCATAATTTTTAGTAATTTTAGTTATTTAGAAGTCTAGTTATTTAATTTTTAGTATCTTAGTATTTTAGTTACTATATTATATATTCATAAAAATGAATAAAGTTTTGTTATTTTAATTAAAAATTTGTTAATTTTTTAAAAATATAAATTTTATTTATTATTATTTCCAACCTTTAACTATATCTGGAGAAAAATTAGCATAGCTAAAATCATATCTATCAACTAATTTAACTATATTTCCATGTATATCAGAAACTGCAAATCCTTCATCTCCTGTTGTTAAAAGTTTTCCTTCTTTAGTTTTAAGAAATGTTTGAAATTTACTAATATTATTTAATTTTTTAATGAATACGTTCTTTAATTTTTTAATAATAATCATTAGATTTATTATTAAAATAAATGTATCTTTTGTTTCTTTTATAAGATTAAGTAATCTATTTTCTTCATTTGTGATTTTTTCCTTTGCTATATCTGTTTTTTTCTTTTCTCTTTCTTTTTCTAATCTATTTTTAATAAAATATTGAAATTTATCTAATATTTTATTTGGATCTGTAAGTCTTATATTTTGTTTTATTAATAAATTTGAAAAGATATTAAATAATAAAATCATATTCTTATCATCTATTATCTTATTATAATTTTCTGATTTTAATAAGTTTTTTGATTCTTCATTAATTTTTATTAATAAATTTTTAATTTTTTCTTTTTCTTCTTCTGTTAATGTTACATATCCTGCTACAGATGCAATATATGGATCTGTCATAAAAATTATAGAATTTTGATTTAATTCGCTTATTTTTACGTTATAATTAGCTTTAATATCTTTTAATGAAGTTCCAGTGTATTTTGTGTGCCAAACAATTCCAATTTCAGATTTTCCTATTTTTTCTCCTATTTCTGAGTCTTTATCTACTTTATAAATTATAGTATTAGGGTGAAATGAATATTGTTTTCCTTCATCTTTTACACTATTTTTATCAAATAATAAATCTCCTTGCCAAATTTCATTTTCAGGAATTCCTAATATTTTTACATATTTTAATAAAATTTTAAGTTCATTTACTAAACCTGGCTGATCTTTATAATACTTATATATGTCTTCATTTGTAAACATTACTTTAGGATTTTTAGCAAATAAACCTTTAATTGCTACTCCAGGTTTTGAAAGTTCATTTCTAAATTTTGTCCAAACAAATATAGAAGGAGCACCATCAAATTTAACAGATAATTTTATATCGTCTTTATCAGTATTACTTTTAAGTTTATTGTATAATTTAGGAAAAATTTTATTAATCCATTCTAATCCATCCTTTCCTAATAAAACTAAATCTTCCGCATGAGTCATATGCTTATTAATTGTAGGAGTTATAGTTTCATTCAACCAATTTGTATATGATATAAATTTATTCATTTATATATTTATTTTAATAATTTAGGATTAGAGGCAATTTTAAAAATCTTTGTATATATGTCCTCTAACCTTTAAGTTATCTGGTAACTTAGTTATTTTAGTTCCTCGTATATCTAAATATCCTCCAACACTTAAGTTATCTGGTAACTTAGTTATTTTAGTTCCTTCTAAATCTAAATCTCCTTCAACAC